CTGTGCTGCGTAGGGCTGCGTCTGTGCCTGCGTCCACACACCCGACGGGTAGGCCGCATTAACGGGGGAACTCGCAATCAGTCCACCGGGGTAGCGCATTGACATGGGTTACCCCTTATGTGATCTGCTCGAAACTTGCCGTGTAGGTCAGAGCCGATCCGGTTCCAGAGGTCACGCCAACCGACTGGTTCTCGGTGACATAGAAACTCGTGGTCTTGTCGGTCACGATCAGCGAGGTATTAGCCGGAACGCTGACCTGGTAAGCCAGATACGCCACCACAGTCGCAGAGCCGAAAGTCGCGTTGTTGCCAATCGCCACAGTCGCCGTTGCTGCGCTTGAGGTGGTGTTGGTGACCACAATCCCCGTGACCCGGTTGACCGTGTTCACCGCCGGGGTCAAGCCCGTCAGAGAAGTGGTGCCGTTGAACGTCCAGGACGTAGTGGCTGTAGTCCCCGAGGGAATCACATAGGCTGTGTTCCCGTAGATCGAGGTGACATTAACGATGTTTGGGTTTGCCATGATTGCCCCTTAGAAACCGAAGATCATCGCCATTGCGATGGATTTGCCAGTGGTGATGCCGGAAGGTGCCGCCGAGGTCCACGTTGTACCGTTGGAGGTCAACACATTCCCATTGGTGCCCGGAGCCACAACTTGGAATGCGGACGTTCCGTTGCCAAGCAAGACGTTGTTGGCCGTGAAGGTCGCAGCGCCTGTTCCGCCTGCCGCCACCGGCAGAGTGCCTGCCGTGAGCGCCGAAGATGAGGTGGAGTACAGCGCGTTGTTCGCTGCCGTGAAGGTCGTCAGACCCGTACCACCGTTTGTGGTAGCAAGCGTCCCGGCAAGAGTTACTGCGCCGGAGGTGGCCGAGTTGGGCGTGAAGCCTGTAGTGCCTGCGCTGAAAGTCGTCACGCCGTCAGCCACACTCGACGCAACTTTGGCGTAGTCTGTGCCGTTCCAGGCAACGATGGCGCTCTCGCCAGTCACCAAAGTCACGCCCGTGGTCGGGCCTGCCCCAACAATCTTGACGCTCTGAGAGGTGGACGTGGCGTTGATGATCAGATACTGACGGCTCGACGCAGGAGCCGTAATCGTCAGCAAACCCGCCGGGTTGCCCGTGCAGTTGATCACCGCGTACTGAGCAGAACCGGAAGAACCCGACCCGACCTGAGTCAGCGAGGTGCCGTTGGTGACGGTAAGCGTGACAGCCGTCTGGCTTCCGCTGATGGCCTGGGTTCCGGCAACAGAGGCGTCTACATACGAAGTGATGTAGTCGTTAACCGTGTCACCCCAGGTGCCTGAGAGTTCCCCGGTGACCGGCAGGGCCATGCCCAGAAGGGAGGTATATGAGGTTGGCATCTAAGGCTCCTACGTCGTCGGGATAACCGTCCACCCGGACGATTGCACATTGTTGATATTCTGCCAATTGGCGGTCTGAATGTCATCCACAGGTTCCCAGAACCTGCGGCCCGAAGGTTGATCCGTGGCTGTTGCAGTTTCTTGGATGGCCGCAAAGAACCGTGCTTCAGCAGAAACTGTGTCTGTACCCGTCGCGCTCTCAGTAATCGCGCTCTGGATTTCGTGGTTGGTGCTGACCTGATCTGTGCCCGTGGCCGATTCGGAAATGTCGGCGTTGTACGCATTGACAGCGACAATCTCGTCAGTGGCCGACGCAGTTTCCTCAACCGTGCCATAGAAGGCAAACGCCGCTGAAATCTCCTCCGTACCCGTGGCAGTCTCACTGACCGCCGCATTCGGGTTAAACAGCGCAAGGACTTGATCCAGGCCAGAGGCGGTTTCTGAAACTTCCCGGTTGTACTCGGCCTGAGCCGCTATGCTGTCTGCGCCAGAAGCGGTTTCCGAAATTGCCCGGGCGTACTCAGCGGCGGCAGAAACCTGATCTGCCCCAGATGCTGTCTCAGCGACCGACGCACCATGCGCCTGCGTAGCGGATATTTGATCTGTACCCTCAGCCCCATCCAAAACGACAGGGCTAAATGCTGCAAGCGCAGCAACGGCGTCCGCACCTGTCGCTGTCTCAGCGACATCGCGGTCATATACCGATTCACCCCAACCGGCCTGACCCCAAGTGCCTGAACCCCATCCGCCTTCTGGCACAACTCATCCTTACGCCGAGAGGCTGAAGGTGTAGGTCACGTTCAGAATGTCGCCAGAAACCACCGAGCGGTCACCAGGGGCAGAGAAGTCAGCCGCCGAGAACAGCGTGCCGGTCGTGCCACCCTTGGTGTTGTTGGAGGTCAGGAACGCACCACCCACCGTCGTCGTGCCGTTGATGGTGAACACGGCCTTGCTTGCAGTGTTGGTCACCACAGAAGGATTGGCATTCGTTGCAGCAGCAAGTGTGGCAGTTGGGCGGTTGGCTTCGCTGTAGTCGGTCACTTCCGTCCAACCAATGTGCGAAGACATGGTGTCTCCGGCAGCGGGACTGTTGGTTGCGCCCGAGCCATACAAGCCCAGATACCACGTGGTGATCTGAGCAGTCGAGGTCAGAGCCGTACCTGCCATGTACTGAAGACCGACGTTGACCACGAGGTTGGGCGTCTCAGCAACCCACTTGAGGTTGCCATCCTTGTCGTAGCACTCAACGGTGTACTTGCCCGTGGCCTTTGCGCCTTCGGACGCCCCGGTGTTTGCAATCAGCCCACCGCCAACGATGTCAGTGGCCTTGGCCTTTTCGATGCTCATTTGATGCTCCTTAATTGGAAGACCGGATCAGCGCACTGTTGGCGTCGTTGACCGGCATGACGATGGTGAAGGTGGTGGTCGAGGTCTTGTCTGACCCGAAGTCCAGCACGGCGATGGAACGGTTGGCTTTACTGGAGTTGTAGATCAGGGCACACCGTGCTGTAAACGCACCGGGGTTCCACTCCACATTGTCAAAATCCACGAAGGCCGTATATCCAGAACTGTTGATGGTCGTTCCGGTCAGCGTCTTGCCGCCCGCCGAGTACCCAGTCCCAGTGATCTCTGCCGTCGTGGTGTAAACGGTGGTGTCTTCGTTCAGATCAGCGTTCGCCGTGTACAGCGCAATCTTCAGGACATCCGTCGTGAGATCGTGGATGCCTTGATACAACTCCTTCTTGAAGGAGGTGGTCTGCGTTTGAACGATGCTCATCAGTTAACCGCCAACCGTACTTGACCATCACGGTATGCATCCATACGCTGCTTACCGTCACCCAGATTCTTGAGCAGTGCGATCGACTGCGTGTACATACGCTCGTAGAACTGAACCAAGTCAGGCTCGCCCTTCATGAATCGAATGGCTTCAACCAGAGCGGCGTTGAGCAGAACGGAGTCAAAATTATCACCAAGCCACGTGGTGCCGGTTGGGTTCAACACCGTGTCCGCCATCGACACTGGGTAGTAGTAATAATGCAGTTCAGCCGTCAGCGCCGCACTGGGGGTCGGACCGAGAATGAAAGTCAACTCATTCACGTCATCTGAACGAGGGCCAAAAATGGCGTAGTGCTTGGGCACACCAGTAGTGCTGGGGTTGGGGTACGCCTCACGGATAAAGTTGACATCTTTGTTGAGCAAGTACAGGTACTCCCCATCCGGCTTAACAATAGCCAAGGAATACACCGACAAAAAGTCGGACGGAGCCTGGAGATATTTATTGCCCAGCGTCAACGTGCCCGTGACGTTCTTGCGCAGGTTAGCGAGTTGAACCGTGTTGTAGATGCGCTGCTCAGCCTGCTTGGTGAACAGCGCGTACTCGTCCTCAGTGAACGAGTTTTCGCAGATGTCTGCGATGTTGGTCTTCAACTCGGTGTAGTTCATCTACGCCTCACGCTCAGGCCATCGGGCCCCGCGCCATTGTGCCCTTAGTCGCGCAACCGGTACCACGGATTTTGATGCCTGAAGTCTTAGGTGCAGGATCGTACCCATCGCGGTCGATGTTGCCCACGGACATGTTCACGCGGTTAGCCCGCGTAGGCTCCGCTTGAGTACCGTTGCCAAGAGCAACCTTGCCGCCCTTCATGGTGTGCGGCTCAGCGTACACGGAAGCGGAACCCACTTCCTTACCGCCAACCTTCTTGCTGAACTTAGCCATTTCAGCCACCCTTCTTGTAGGTGAACGAAGACTTTTTCTGGTTGGCAACCTTTGCCAGACCGCGACCAAGATCGCGCATCTGCTGGTTGGTCTTACCGCCCTTGGCAAGTTTCGTCAGGGGTTTGCCAGGATGCTTAGCCTTCTCGTGCTTGTGCACCGCACCGGCGATCATTTTTTTATCCTGCGCAAGATCTTTCTTATCCATATCCGACTCCTTACGTCGTTTGAATGGTTACTGTACCAACAGACGTGGTTGCCACCAAGTAGTTTGGAGTCAACCCCGCATCATCTGCCCGTGCGCCACCAACAGGATTCCACCCCCACTGGATGTCACGGGAACCACCGGTGGGCACCCCGGCAAACGAACTTGCCGGATCAAGCTGTAACCCGTTAACACCAGCGGATACATAAGTGTTGTCCTTGCGCGGGTTGCGTACAGCTTGCGGGTCATCCACCGGGTACATACCCAGTTGCAATTGCGGATGGTCTGGATCCCAGCATTCAGCGCAAACCAAGAGGTTGTAAATCTTGGTCTTGAGGACTTCCTTGCGCAAGGTTTTGAGCTTGAACTGCTGCCCACAGCGATCGCACATAGCGATGCTGAACTTGCCAGAGGCGAAACGGTTGCCCATTTAGGTGTACCCCCCGCCAATAAACATCTGCCGGGGAACAAAACGTACCGCAGCCTTTTCGCGGTCTTCACCTGCGGCCAGATCAAATTGTTCGTCGTATACCTGCTTGAGCATAGGGAGACGATCGGCCAAATCCGGCTGCTTCATGGCGATGTAGTACGCCAGCCCTGCGGTCAAGCAGGGGAGAAAACGGAAATTCATGTCTGCCGTCTCAGAGCCAGCACCGGCATTCTGTACGCGGCGCAGTCGCCAGTACACAAACGTATACGTCTGCCCGGAATCAGGAGTTGGCCAGACTGTAATGGCGGGGAGGTTTGGGTTGTAGACCGTGGTGCCGTTTGTGTGAGAAGCGGCCAAAGTACCGTTCTGCGCACGGAACACATTGCCCAGCGAGTTGTCGCTGTTGATGTATCCGTAGTAGATGTCTTCGCTGTCCAAGCGAATGAACCCAGTCGCTGGGAGATCAGCGGTATTGCTGAGCGTAATGTTCGTGGTGGAGCTATTGATGGTGCCCACCAAAGTAGCGTTGGCCGGGCTGACCTGCCCGCTCATCCGCTGAATCCACACTTGAATGGGGCGGGCTTGTTGCAGCTTATTCGGGATCGTAGCGTACGTAGAAACACTGATCCGGGTAATGGTCAAGTCGGCTTGGTTGTTGGTGGTGTTCGCGCCCGTACGGATGACATGCTCCATCAGGTCGATGGTGTCAGTCGGCAATGCATAGGTGTTGAGCCCCGCCGTCAGAGGAAACGACCCCTCCTCAATCGTCCACATGTTGATGCCACGGTTTTGCCACTCGATAGTCATCAAGTTCATGGAACGCCGTGCGGTGCGCAGGTCATAGCCAGAACGCATCTCGCGCCCGGCACGCTCCCACGCTTCCTCGGCTATCTCCGTGAAGTCGAGATCAAACGAAGTGGATCCAGTCGTAGTCATCTAAATCTCGCGGTTTTCTTGGCGATGGCTTTGGGTTGCGCTACGAATTGCTTGCCGGAGGCTTTGCCTGCTCGCTTTGCTCGGGTTGAGGCGGCGTACTCTTGGGGGGAAAGACTTTTGATCGCAGCCTCTGGAAGATACCTTTCACCCGTGTCAGAAGATCGTTTACCACTTTTGGTCCTCCATTTCTGGGCCGTCCAGTCCTTCAGCGACTGCTGTGACTTTTTAGTCACGATACCCACCGCCCTTGCTTTTGTACTGCTTGGCCAAAAGCTGCGCTTTCCGCGCTGACCACTGACCTGCCGCAGTGCCCTGCGTAGCCTGCCCCTTGATCTTCTCAAAGAGAGACTTGCGCATACCCGGCTTGGTGTAGTTCCCGGCCTCGTTGACCTTGGACTTGGCTTCACCGCCTTCGGCGTATTGCTCAAAGTCGGTGTCGTCACGGCGAGCCTTGGTCTTCGCCTTGGGCATCTTGGAGGGCATGATTGCCCCCATTCCGCGACTTGCCATCATAGTTACACCATCTTTCCGCGAGTCTTGCCGCGCATAGCACAGCCATCAGCACGAGAAGAAGCTGAGCCACCCTTGGCATACCGGCCCTCAGGAACCGTACCGCGAGTTTCGCGCTTAATCTCCGCAGCAGTTTCGCGTTGCGCAGCTTGAGCTTTTTTCGCTGCCGAAGGGCTGTAAGGTGGAGCCTTCTTGCGGGGCTTCATGTCTTTTGCACCTTCTGCGGCTTTGTTGTACGCAGCCAAAGCGGCGCGACCAGAAGGCGTATAGTCTTCGTAGCCAAAATAATCCGGCTGTTTGCGGTAAGCAATACGCTCTTCCGTCTCTTCAACGTCCTTAGGCTTGCCCTCATCCGGCATGGGGGGCTCCCCCATCTCGGCGCGGTAAACACCGCCTTTGGCGTACTTGCGCTTCATTTCAGCACTTCCCCATCTTGCCGCCACCGGCCATCTTGACCATCGTGCCCTTGGTCTTGCCCTTGACGGCAACGCCATCACGGCTGGGAGCAGCGGTCTTGACAGCGCCCATCTTGGCAGTCGTCATACCATTCTTCTGCATGACGCCACCACCCATAGCCATTTTCTTCATGCCCTTCATTTCGGACTCCTTACTAGAAAATTTACGGCCTTTGTCGGCCTGAACAAACTCTTCCCCCACAGACTGTGGGACTCCTGCCTTCTTGGCGAACTTGGGGTTGTTAGCCACCGCCGCCATGAACCTGTGTTGCTTACCGCTGGCGCTGGGCATACATCATCCTTAATACGTCAGCAAGACCACCACCTGCGAAGCCACCCCCCTGCTGCTGTCGAGGGGCTTCCACCATCACTGTTTGCGTTTCTGGCTCGCGGTGAAGCACGTACGACTCGCCCGTATCGGGGTTGATTAAATCGTCGAAACGAACTTCCGTAGCCGGTTGATCGGTTTGGCCGTAGGACTGATCACGGTCAAGGTCTTCCATGAACCGAGCAAGAGGGGACAAACCAGAGTCGTCGTCCCGCCCGCCGTACTTCAAGAAGTCATCCATCGGGGAAATAAATTCCACCCCCGTGTTGTACGGAAGTTCTCGCGTTACTACTGCCCCGGAAGGCGACTCTTCAAGGGGCTGGGGTTCGGAAAACGGCGTGTTTCTGTAAAAGTCTATGGTTCTAAGCGAGTCAAGCGTTGATTCAAGACCAGATTGCTTAGGGACCAAAGAAAGCAAGTTTATTAACGTGTCGTTGGAAGGGTCAACGCCCTGCGACGAAAGATTTTCCGCCCTAGAAAACGCCGCCTTCTCTGCCAACCCGCCTAAGAGGCGGGGCAGACCAAAATACATTCCGGCGGCTACAAGCGGTGCGGGCATCTCAACAGTTCCACGCTCTCAAGGATTTGTTAATCCTCGAATTCGGATCGTTTGCGGTTTTTGCGCTCGTCAACTTTTTCTTCATCCCTTTCATACGGGCGCAGAAAGAGTCGCGGCGTGGACCGCCCTCCGGCTGAGGAGCCTTCAGCCCAGGCTTCCCTGGATTCGCGGCGTTGTAGGAGGCTCGCCCCTTGGCGTTCAAGCCGCCCTTGGGGTTCTTTCCTTCCGAACGCTGCCATGCCGGGGACTTAGCCATAGAACACCGTTGCAGCGGTGCCGGTGCCGTTGGTCACATAAATGCCGGTCTGAGCAAGGATGCCCTCGCCAGGGAACAGCATGTACAACGACCCTGCGGCAGCAGCCGGTGTAAACGAGAACAGCGTGGCCCCACCGTTACCGTCCGTGATCGAGATGTTCCCGGCGGCAGAGGTGTATGTCAATGCAAGCGCCTTGATGCGAGCACGGTAAGTCGTGACTTCCGTACTCGCAGCAGCAGCGGCTGTGCCCGATTTAACGTCGGTTTGCATCATGGCGATGCCCCCTTATTAGGCAACGACCGCCAGACCAGTTTTGATGTCAATCCAACTAGAGCCCTTGCCAAAGCAAACAGTGCCTGCGTTGGTGTTGGCGTTGGAGACATAAATCAGACCACCCACCACAACGGTCGGCAGCGTAGTCGTGGTGTAAGCCGTAAGAACAGGCATACCGGTGGTGGTGCCGGTAACATTTCCAGTCACATTGCCCGTGACGTTGCCCGTGAGAGCGCCAATGAAGCCGTTGTCAGACGCAACCGGGCCGGAGAAGGTAGTGCGAGCCATCGCATATTCCTCAAATTGCGCTTGCTGTCTGTGAGGTCAGTCCGCCAAGTCGGTCAGCAAGCAGGTTGAAAATCTTGGGACTAACGAGTTTATACACCCAACCGATTAAAAAGAAAAGGGGGCCGAAGCCCCCTTTCCGTAGAACCACTTAGGCTCCGGGCGAACCGAAGATACCCAGCGGATCAGACACGCCGAACGAATAACGCTCGCGGGCCTTGTAACGGGCGTTACCCGTGTCGAAGTCACCGTCCATCGACGTGCTCATGGGAGTACGGATGAAGTGCTTCAGACCGTTGGGCACGTCCGTGGTCAGGAACCAAGCGTTGGTGTCCGTCAACCAGTGGTTGATCGTGTAACCCTCGGGGATCGAGCCGTTGTTCTTCAACGCGTTGATGTCGTTGTCGGCGGTCGCCACGCGGAGTTCGGTCTCCAGCAGACGGGTCGCAACGAATTGCAGTGAAGGCGGAACGATCAGTTTCCGGGGCTTGGCAGCGATCAGCAGACCACGTTCGTCCGTCCACGCTGCGATCTGGATCACGGCGTTTTCCAACGACGTTTCATTCAGGTCAGCGCCAACGGTCGGGCGATTGCTGTTGGTGCCACCAGAGATCAGCGGATGCGCCGTCGAGAACAGGCTCACGCCGTCGCCATAGGTGACGCCGGAGTTGAAGCCTTGGTTCAGGATGGCCGCAGCCTTGACCTGCTTGGTGTAAG